ATGTCACCATATTTAACATCTTCTTTTGAAAGGTGTTGAAAGGTGTGCTTAAATAATACTAATGCGGTTTTTAATATTGTCAAGTATTTCATAAATCTTTCCATTCTAAAAAGTCATGGTGTTCTTCATCTGAAGGTGTTTCTTTTTGTGCTAGGTCTTCTCTTTCCATATATAATAAATCGTTTTGTATGTCGTTTAAACAATAATTACATAAGTCTAAATATTCCCCTGTTGTCTGACTTTTGCGAGTTGCTTCATAATCAGATAGCAAGGCATTACAAGCAATACATCTCATTTTATGTTCCCATCATTTTAGAAAGAATTACATTTATTTCTTTTGGTAAGCTTCGTGTTGGTCTTTGTAAAAGATTAAACACTCTGCCATCTCGTTTAAACTTCGCTTGTGAATCCCAACCATATCCCCAAAAGAAGTTAAAGGTATTTTTTGTCAAGTAAATTATTTTATACTCTCCAAAGTTTTTAGTTTTTTGTTTCCATGCGTCTATCATGATAAACTCCTATAAGTTTTAAATAACGTCTTGCATTACGATAAAAAAGTAAGTTGTCTCTTAACATTATACATTATCCCTTTCAGAAAGTCCATAGAAATTTAGATAATCCTCTCTTAAATCTTCCAATTCAACGTCTAATTGTGTTTTAGCAAAGTCTTCAAAGAGTGGTATTTCCTCTACATTGTTTGCTAACACTCGGAAAGTGTCAAGTTCATAAGTGTAATTAAAATCTTTTTGTTTTGCTTTGTATGCTTTTAAATATGCGTCTGTGATGTTGTCAGCATCTACTACAATGTAAAGTTTTTCTATGTTTTCAGCATAAACTTTATATTTTTTCATTTATATCTCCTAGTAAAAAATAAGGTTGTCAATCTTTAAATCATTTTTATGTTTTTTAAGTTTAATTGAATCATCATAAAAATACAATCTATTTCCAATGATGTTTTCAGGTTTAAACCACACTTGCCATGCTATTAGTTTTGTTTTTAAAAAGTCTTCCTTTGAGATTTCAGCGTGTGAGTAGTCAAACACTCCCACGAATTGCCCTTTTTGGTGTATAACTTCGCAAGGGGTTTTTCCAAAGTGTTTACTTTTAGCCCTGTTGATGATGATCTCACCCACCGCTTTTTTAGCCCTCTCGCTTTGTGTGTGTGCCTCGTGGTAGATAGCCACACTCATACAGGAAAGCTGGGTATCAATGTAATTAATGTCCATGTTTAAACGCTTTCCGTTAAAGTTTTAAACACAAGTAATTACAGTGCCACAGATAGTGCAAGTGATAACTCGCCCATCTACAATGTAATTTTTTGTCGTACAAGCATAAGCATTAATTGCAAATAAAGCAATAACTACTATTAATAATTTTTTTATATTCATTATAATTCTCCATCATCTATGATTTCTAATATAACAAAATTGTTATAGAGTGTCCTGGCTTTTTGTATAGCATCTTCATAATTCTCGCCAAAAACATATCCAGCAACTGCACCATCATTATATAACACTTTATAAAAACTATATTTCATTTGTATCTCCTTTGAAAATGGAAAAGCCATTTGTTGAAAATTATCCTGGAAAAATTGGTTTTTGTCAAGATATTTTTAACAAAAACTTTGTAACAAATTGTTTCATGAGTTTATTTTTAGAGACAAAACTCGACCCTCACAGAGTACCCGTCATTTTAAAAAGTCTTAAAAGCCCTATAAAATAAGACTTTTTTACATAATCGACCTACACAATCGAGCTATGTCGCATTATTTTTGTGTCCGATATATTACCCCCTATAAATTAAATAAAAATCCGTTAAAATGCTTAAAAATGCTCTTAATAAGACTTTTTGTGTGTCATTGAGACCACAGTTAAGAAAAGTCTTTTAAATACTCACAGACAAAAAAAAAGCCCTCGAAAGTGAGGGCTTATGAGCACTTAAAAGATAATTCTAAGTGAAAGCCCTCGAGTGATTGAGAGGAAGTAGGTCTGTCTCATAGCTGTAGGCGAGTTCATCTGTCAGGTTTTGAATGACTGTCACAATGTCAGAGACTTCAGCATTTTTGACCCATGCTGTGAGAGCTCGAGTGTCATAGTTTAGTAAGTCGTCAAACATAGGGACATCATAATAAGACCCATAATAAGACCGACCATAAAAAGGCTCGGGCTCAGGTGTCCTGTCATGTATGAGGTCAATGTCAGTCCAATCAATCGAGCACAATCTATCTGACAACTTTTCTACATGAGAGACATTGAGGGTCTCTGTACTCGAGTGCTCTGAATGATAACCAATGCTGATATTGGTGCACTCGGACACATAGTCAAAATACTGATAAGTGTCAGTGAAAGCACCTGTAGGGTCAGGAATATAACCGAGTGACAGTAGGTCACACATCTGAGCTGTGAATGTGTCACTGACCCCCTTTCGACCCGATTGATGAGTGATAACAGAAGTCTCAGCTCGTCTGTCAAAGGCGATTGAATGAGTGAAAGTTTTAATGAAATCAGGGAATAACTCGACAATCTGAGACGACCCCCAGCACCCCATTTCCTCACCTCTGTGAAATACATACACACCCTCGACATTGGCATCAATCATATCGAGAAGTAATGCGACCCCAGCACCATTGTCAGCACCGAGACAGTCAGACTTATCACCCACAAAGGCTGTGTCAAAGGTGTCCAAAAAGACTTCCTGCTTTATTTTCTGAGGGTCTTTTTTGTGCATGGTGTCAATGTGACATGACCACATAATTTTATGAGACTTTGTGTCATTGTGATTGTCATACACATAAGCAAGGACTTCACCCTTGTCATTTTTGAGAGTGTCAAAATTGGAAAGGTACTTTTTAATGAAAGCACTCTCACCCTTTGAATTGTGCCCTCGTCTGTATGACAAAATGTCGAATAATCTTTTTTTATTCATGATTGACCTCACTTTCATTGTGCTCAAAACTGTCAGGGTCATATCTCTCTGATAGTGCTTCCTGCAATTCTTCAGCGTCATCACTGTGACACTTTGACCCGTCTGACAAGGTATGTGCGAACTCATTGAAGCAATAAGTGTCCCCGTCATGCTCATGATCAAGTCTGACACAATAGCTCTCATGGTAAACACCCCCGTCACAAAAAATCATCTCATCTACATGATAAAACTGTCCGTCATGGTCACATTGATAGATGTCATATTGACCGAGATAGTCAATGTCATAGTACTCACTATCAGTCTCACAATAAATAGCACTATCTCGAGGAATGTCTGTCTGTCCGTGTCTTGAATAAGCATAAGTATAATTTTCACTCGCACAGGTTTCACACACAGACCTGTCACAGCTCTCAATCCAACAGCTTTCACCCTCTGACATGTGCTCCCCACAATCTTCACAGCTCATCAATTCTTCAGTGCTTCCTGAAGTCTGAGCTAAGTCGAGATAACCATGACCGATTTTTAGATAGGTGCGACCCTCTATGACAACTTCCTCGCCATTTTGAGTACCTCTGTCCCCACTGTCGATATATGGTGCGACCCACCCTGAATTCTCATGTAATATCCCTTTTAATAAGCACCCATTAAGATTGATTGAGCTGTCATACCCAATCGCACATAAATAGTCTTTTAAAAATCTTCCCTCAGGTGCATTGTCGGGAGCTGGGTAAATTCTTAAATAACCCTTATTCTCATCATCTCTGACAATCGATCGAGCTATTATCACTCCCCCACTATTTTTTAAAACAGCAAGTCTTAAAACAGACTTCTCATGAGCATATACTCTGACAGCACTTTCACCTGACATACATGTCCTTATGCCTCTGTTATCTGAATAAGCATTGACCCACCCTTCAGGGTCATTGTGCTCAATGAATGAAACCACCCACCCTTTTTGACCCTCTAAAAATCCGTTGTACCCCTCGACAATCGCTTTTATTTCACTCTCAGAGAGAGAAAATTCATTTTTAAAAGTGGTGAGGTATTTCCCGAGACGAGTTTTAACTTCTCGACCCTCTCTCATGTGTCTTAAACTCGGATAATATGCCACCATTGAGGGCTCAGTGACAGACCTGTGAAGATTGTGCAAGGCTTGAAAATTACTGAAAAGTTTATTTGAATTTTCTGACATACCGAGCCTTATCATGTCGATATATTCCCACCCATGCTCATTCCAAAGTCTGTCAACTCTGAAAATGCACGGCTCAATCTTATCGACTGTACTGCGAATGACATTACACCTAAGAGATTTTAAATAATCACAGACGACCTCTGTCGGTGAATTATTTTTTTTAATGGTCGCAATATATTTTGACAACTTATGACCTGTCCTGACAGTCTGAGATTTTAAGAAAGCACCCGAATAAGTGCGAGTTCTTAATCCTACTTGCCTTAAATTGCTGTAGATAAGACTTGATAAGTCCTCTCTATTCACTCCAAAAAGTCCGTTTAATGTTAAAAGTCTGTGCATGATAATCCCCTATAGTGAAAGCATTAAGAAAATAAAACCATATAAATAAATAAAACTTATTACGAAATACATGACAATCCGAGCTTTCATTTTCTATCCTTATAAATATGTGCGAATGTGCACTCCCCGATTATATTTCAAAACAATCAATAAAAATACACTTTTAATCAAATAAAATTCAATCATGAAGCAATAATCATGCCAACTTTTTGAATTATTCAAATTTTCTTTTTGTGCTCAATTTTTGTGCATATCTTCAATGTGCTCAATGCCTTATATGTTTTATTTATCGTCTGTTATGGTGTGATAAGGATAGCTTATCATGATGTTATGTGTACCATTAAAAAGACATTCACTCACTCAATCATAAAACTTCCAAAATTACCCGACATAATTACTCAACTATTGTGCTCACTATTGAGAGACCAATCATAAGAGCTTTAATGAGTGCTTAATGTTTAATCACTTGTTAACTAACCAATGCTTATTTTTTAATCACTTGTTAAGTATAGGGGGGGGGTGTTTAGGTTGTATTGGAATATTTTTATAGGTACACAATAAATATATCAGAAGGAAAAAAGGGACCTTTTCAAACATCAATAACTAAAATTTAAAAAAGAATAGAAAACTGCATACTGAACTAGGTATGAATATACCTCTAAAACTAATTTTAAGGGGGCTAGAAGTCCTTTTCTTTATTTTTTAATGGTAAGGGTGCTTAATGGAGCTCGGATCGAGAAATTAGACTCGAATCCTCGCTTACTGAAGAAAGTACAATTCATGATTTTACGCAAGACATATTCTAAGAAAAGGAGTATAATAGTATTATAGACTGGAATAGTCTATAAAACTTATAGACTGTAAAAAGTTTATATTAACTTAACGAGGAGAATACTATGTGGACAAAACCAGCTGCTACTGAAATGCGTTTCGGTTTCGAAGTTACAATGTATGTAATGAATAAGTAATTATTCATAGAAGTAATAAACTAAGCCAGCCCTCAAAAGCTGGCTTTGTTATTTATATTATATATTATTATATTAATATATATTTATTATATTATTATATATATATATTATTAATTATATATTATATATATATTATTAATTAATTATTAATTATAACAGAAACATTCTTGTTTGTCAAGAAGTTTCTTTAAAATAGCTATACTAGCTTCTCATGAAGAAAAGGCTTGACTTTTCTGAATACTTGTGATATAATTGTTATATGAGCATATAATTTTATATGCTTTTCTCCGTAAGGGTAAAGAATGAATGACGAAATAAAGCCTATAGATATTGAAGTGGTTCTTGCAGAACCCCAAGTTGAAACTCCAGTTTCTGAAAAGAAGCGAGGTGGTCGTCGTCCAGGAGCAGGGAGACCAGCCTTAGTTCGTTTAAACAAAGAACGCATGGCTCAGGGTTTAGAACCCATCGAATACAAAAAGAACAAAATCATTAAAAAGAAGAAGAGTAATGCTATTCTTCCTATTTCTAAAAAAGCAAGGGCACAAGAGATTCTTGCTGAAATGTTAGGCAGGGAAAGTAAGTACATTGTCGAGAAGGTCTTACATAAAGCTCTCGATGATACAGATGATGACCAAATGGCTTGTCTTAAAATTGTCATGGATCGTATCCTCCCAGCTGACTATTTAGAAAAAGCCAAGGGTAAGAGTAATCAGATAAGCATTCAAATTATGGGTGTGAATGAAACAGTGATACATTCGAGTGAAGAAGAAATACAAGAAGCAGACTACGAGGAAATAAAAGAAGAAGATGGACGAGAAGGATAACTTTACCCCTTATGCTGTAGTTTCAAAAGCAGTAGAATGGTTTAAAAAGCCAGGATACTTCGATATGAAAACTGTAGCTGAAAAACCTGGTAATGAACTTTATGGTTCTGAAGGAACTGTTTTAGGTGCTAGTGATGCCTATCGCCATATTGTAGGATCTGCTCTTTATGCTAGAAAGTTTGGAGACTTTATTGCTAAAAGCTTAGGTGATTACAATGAATGGAAATTCTCAGAACAAGACAGAAATGTTTACAAAGAAGAATCTGACATGGATCGCATTAATAATGCCATTGGGTTAGATATTGCAAAGAAAGCTAAAACAGAAGAAGATGTCTATCGTCTTGCTAAAGAAGCCATAGAAAAGAAAAAAGCTTTCTACTATGATAATATTACAGCAAATAGAAAACGCATAGAAACAGATAGAAAAAAAGCAGGGATGCTTAATTAATATTGGCTAATTTAAAAGTAAAGCTTCATGAGAAGCAACTAGAGGTCTTTAACGACACGACTCGATTTAAAGTTGTAGCAGCAGGGCGACGATTTGGTAAGTCAAGACTCGCTGCATGGATGCTACTAATAGAAGCTCTAAAGAGTAAGAACAAAGATGTATTCTATGTAGCCCCAACCTACCAACAAGCTAAAGACATATTATGGGGACTACTTAAAGAACTAGGACATGAAGTAATTTCTGCTGCACATGAGAACACCTCCATCCTCACATTGGTGAATGGTAGAAAGATATTCTTAAAAGGTGCAGATAGACCAGATACACTTCGAGGTGTGGGTTTAGCATTCGTAGTCATTGACGAATATGCCGACATCAAACCGAATGTTTGGGAACAAATCCTAAGACCAGCTCTAGCCGATGTACAAGGTGGAGCTATGTTCATAGGAACTCCTAAAGGTAGAAATCATTTCTACGAATTATATAAATACGCAGAGAGTGGTAAAGATGAGGAGTGGAAAGGATTCCATTATTCATCTTACGATAACCCCTTAATCCCTGCAAAAGAAATTGAAGCTGCTAAACAATCTATGTCCAGCTTTGCTTTTCGCCAAGAGTTTATGGCTTCCTTTGAAGCGGCGAGCAGAGATATATTCAAAGAAGATTGGATAAAGATTGATGAAGAAGAACCTCGTGATGGTCGTTATTTTATGGCAGTTGACTTGGCTGGTTTTATTAATGTCGATAAAGAAGCAGGCAACAAGAATAGTAAACTGGACGAAACCGCTATTGCAATTGTTAAGGTCCATGAAAATGGATGGTGGGTAGCAGACATTAAGCATGGTCGCTGGGACATTAAAGAAACTTGCGAACAAATTATTAAAGCAGTAGTGGAGTATGAACCAGTTGCTGTAGGCATAGAAAAAGGTAGTTTAAAGAATGCAGCACTTCCCTACCTTATGGACTTAATGAGAAAGTACAATCACTATTTTAGAATAGATGATGTCACTCATGGAAACCAAAAGAAAACTGATCGTATTGTATGGGCACTGCAAGGTAGATTTGAACATGGAAAAGTAACTCTTAACATGGGAGAATGGAACAATGAGTTTATCGATCAGCTTGTTAATTTTCCTAATCATTTGCTTCATGATGACTTGGTGGATGCTCTAGCTTATATTGACCAAATTCAGATTGTAGAGTATTTCCAAGATTATGAAGAAGAAGAATTTGAAGTTATCGATGTTGTATCAGGCTATTAAAAGGAAAAATAAATGGCACAAAATAAATTAGTTGATTGGGTTTTAGAATATGTCGAAGAGTGGAGACTCCATCGAGACACTAATTATCTTACAGACTGGAAAGAGTATGAAAGACTCTGGAGAGGTGAGTGGGCTGCTGAGGATCGATTAAGAGATTCAGAAAGAAGTCGCATTACTTCCCCTGCTCTTCAACAAGCCATTGAAAACCATACAGCCGATATAGAAGAAGCAGTGTTTGGTCAAGGAGATCACCTCTTTGATATTCAAGATGACATGATGGACACTGATCCTAAAGACATTGACTATCTTAAATCTTACATGAAAGAATGCTTCAAGAAGAATAAACTTCGTAAGGCAGTCGGTGATGTTACATTACTAGCCTCTATCTATGGTACTGGTATTGGTGAACTTGTTCTTAAAAAAGTTAAAGAATTAGTCCCTGCTACTCGTAATATGGAAAATGTAAATGCAGTAGCAATTGGTGTAGAAGAAAAAGAAAAAGTCACTGTAACTCTCAAACCAATCTCTCCACAAAACTTTCTTATTGACCCAACTGCAACTTCTATTGATGATGCTTTAGGTGTTGCTATTGAAGAATTTGTATCTGCTCATAAAATAGCAGAAGGTGTGGTAGCTGGTGTCTATCGAGATACAGGTTTAGGTGATGATGCTACTTCTAATAAAGATTTAGAAGCTTCATGGATTGACACAGAATACAAAGATGACAAAGTTAAACTTATTCGTTACTATGGTTTAGTACCAGCTAAACTTTTAGACAGTGCAGGTGAAGATGAAGTTGAAGAACTCTTTGGTGATAAAGAACCTTCAGAACTTGTAGAAGAATATGGTGACTTAGTAGAAGCTATCATTGTAATTGGTAATGATGAGTATCTACTTAAAGCAGAACGCAGTCCTTACATGATGCAAGATCGTCCTGTAATTGCTTACCAAGATGATACAGTGCCAAATAGATTCTGGGGTCGTGGTGTTGCAGAGAAGGGCTACAATATGCAAAAAGCTATTGATGCACAACTCCGTAGCCATCTTGACTCACTAGCCCTTACAACTGTACCTATGATGGGTATGGATGCTACACGACTTCCTCGTGGTTCTAAATTTGAAGTAAGACCTGGTAAAACTATTTTAACAAATGGTAATCCTAATGAAATTTTAGCTCCATTTAAGTTTGGTCAAACAGATGGTGGCAACATTCAAACAGCACAAGCTTTTGAACAAATGCTTTTACAAGCGACAGGTACACTAGACTCAGCTGGTATGCAAACACAACCAGCAGGTGCAGAACTTTCTGTCACTCTTTCTAGCATCCTCAAGAAAAATAAACGCACTCTTGTAAACTTCCAAGATCAATTCCTCATTCCATTCATTGAGAAGGCAGCTTGGAGATTTATGCAATTTGATCCTGAGAACTTCCCAGTAAAAGATTGGAAATTTATTCCTTCTTCAACACTTGGTATGTTAGCAAGAGAAGTAGAACAACTACAAATCATTAACCTTCTTAAAACATTAGGTAGTGACAATCCAATTACACCAATCTTAATCCAAGGTGTAATTAAAAACTCAAGTCTTCCTAATAAGAATGAGTTATTACAACAAATGGCTCAAGCTATGCAACCTAACCCTCAGCAACAACAAATGCAAATGATGGCTACACAGCTACAAATGCAAGATGCTCAAGCTAAAGTTGAAAAAACTATGTCAGAAGTTCAAGTCAATAAGACTATGGCTGCTAAAAATATGGTTGATATTCAAACTAAACCACAAGAAACACAAGCTAAATTGATGACTGCTATCTCTACAAACCTACCAAATGAAGACGATAAAATCGCTGCAGAGTTTGATAGAAGAGTAAAAATAGCTGAATTAATGCTAAAAGAGGCTGATATGGACCAAAATCTTGAAATTGTCAATAAACAAATGCAAGCAAATAATAAACCCTTGACAAACCAATAATTCTATGATATAATTGTTATATAAACTACTATTATAACCTATTTTTATTAAAAAGGCAATAGATGGACCGAGAGTTGCAAGATTATTATGAAGCTAGATTTAGCACAATGGCTACAAAAGGATGGACAGATTTCATAGAAGATGTTCAAAACCTTTACGATACATACAATAATATACACAGTACCGAGTCGTTTGAGGAGTTTCACAAACGAAAAGGTCAATTAGATATTCTCACTTGGGTCTTAACGCTTAAAGAAGCGTCTGAGCAAACCTACGAGGAGTTAAAAAATGAAGAAGTTGTTTGAGTTCCACTGCTCTACTTGTGATAATCACTTTGAAGAGTTGACGGAATACACACAAACTCTTCCATGCCCTAAATGTGGATCTAACGCTGATAAAATTATCAGTGCACCTAGAGTAAACTTAGAGGGTTGGTCAGGAAGCTTTCCAGGTGCAGCCGCTGCCTGGGATAAAAAGCGTAAACAACAGCTGGCTAAAGAACGCAAGCAGAATGCCGCTTGAGTCCTTTCCTACAATGCTAAACGCACAGGAGAAATAATATGGCAGGATTAATAGATGAAGTTTTAGTAAATGATTTGGAGGCTTCTAGTCTCAACGAGATGGCGAAAACTGATAAGTTGGAACCTAAAGTCGAAGAGAAAGTAGAAACTAAACCAGTTGAAGATGATGTCCCTGAAAAGTATCGTGGTAAATCACTCAAAGACATTGTAAGTATGCACCAAGAAGCTGAAAAGCTCATTGGTCGTCAAGGCAGTGAAGTTGGTGAACTACGAAGAGTAGTGGATGACTTTATTAAAACCCAAACAGCTAAGGAATCCAAGAACGAAGAAGCAGCAGTTAGTGACGATGAGTTTTTTGTTGAACCTAAAAATGCTGTAAAGAAGGCAATTGACAATCACCCTGCAATTAAACAAGCTCAAGAAGCTGCTTTGCTCATGAAAAGAGAGCAAACACTTTCACAAATTAAGAGTGAGTTTCCTAATGTAGAAGAAATTGTTGGTGCACCTGAATTTGCAGACTGGATTAAGAGTTCAAGAGTCCGTACAGAATTATTTGCTAGAGCAGAGACACAATATGATTATGATTCTGCTAAAGAACTTATTTCTACATGGATTGAAAAGCAAAACATCACTAAAAAGGTAGCAGAAACATCCAAAATTGACCGAGATCAGCAATTAAAAGCTGCAGATGTTGGCAGTCAAGGAGCTACTGAATCTGTTGCAAAGAAGAAATATCGTCGTAGCGATATTATTAAACTTATGCAAACCGATCCAGATCGTTATGATGCTATGTCTGAAGAGATTATGGCAGCCTATCGAGAGAATCGTGTAATTTAACATTTTAAAAAAGGATTTATATCATGGCTTTAGGCTCAGATCATGTAACCATTACCTCCGCAGCAACCTTTATTCCAGAAATTTGGAGTGACGAAATTGTTGCGGCTTATAAAAAGAACTTAGTAGCAGCAAATTTATTTAAAAAGATGTCATTCGTTGGTAAGAAAGGTGACACAGTTCACATTCCTTCACCTACTCGTGGCACTGCAGCAATTAAAGCAGCAAACGCACAAGTTACTCTTCAAGCAGCTGTTGAAGGTGATGTTGCTGTTTCAATTGACAAACACTATGAGTATTCACGCTTAATCGAAGACATCGTAGAAGCACAAGCTCTATCATCACTCCGTCGTTTCTACACAGACGATGCTGGTTATGCTTTAGCTAAACAAGTTGACACATCATTAATCCAATTAGGTCGTACATTCAATGGTGGCTCTGGCGTAACATACAGCGGTGCTTACATTGGTGGCGATGGTACAACTGCTTATAACTCAGGTACTCCTAATGCTTCTGCATTAACATCTGCTGGTATTCGTAGAACTGTACAACGCTTAGATGACAATGATGTGCCTATGGAAGGTCGTTTCTTCTTGATTCCTCCTTCAGCAAGAAACACATTAATGGGTATTAACGAATACACAGCTCAATCTTTCGTAGGTGAAGTTGGTGGCGGTAATACAATCCGTAATGGTGAAATTGGTTCACTTTATGGTATCCCAGTATTTGTTTCTTCAAATGCTGACACTGCAACTGGTGCTGCTCGTATTGCCCTAATGGGTCATAAAGACGCTGCTGTATTAGTTGAGCAACAAGGTGTTCGTTCACAAACACAATACAAACAAGAATACCTCGGTACTCTATACACTGCAGATACACTCTATGGTGTTAAAGAGCTTCGTGATAATGCTTGTTTTGCTTTAGCAGTTCCTGCTTAATGCAACTTAGCCCTTCGCAAGAGGGGCTATTTTTATGTTTATTCTTTGAGTGAACATAAAGATAATAAGGAGATCAAAATGCAAGTGAGAGAAAAAGCTACAGGTCAAGTTCTTTATGTAGATGCTCAAGAAGCAAAAACATATCTAGCAAGTCAAGGTTGGGAAGTTGTGAAGGAAACTGCGAAGAAAGTTGTTAAAGAAGAAGTAGCAGAGAAGCCAGAGACAATCAAAGAGAAGAAAAAAGGTATATTCAACAAACTCTTTAAGGATTAATTATGGCAATTTATAGAGGACCAGGTGGACCAGGTGATGCTACCACAGACGCATCGAGTGCTGGTACAGTAGCTACAACTGCAGCTGCTGCTGC